GTTCGACAACCTTTGTCATCTTTTTGATTTCATCCTTGATGCCGGCTGCTTTAACAAGCCTTATTGCTCGAAATGTGTCTTCAGAAGTAAGTCTTTTCATTTTTCCTCCTAACTTCACGGATGGTTTTTAAACAACCCAGGCGATAGTTTTCGCCCGGGTTCTATGGTTTTTTAGTCCAGTTGCACAGAGTAGTTATCCCGGCGTTGACGCAGAAGATGTCGGCGTGGCCGTAGATTCTATTGCCGGCACGATGTCTATGACCTTTGTGATCCAGGTCAACGCCGTAAACGTCAGCTTGGGCTTTGCGGATACCATCTCGATCCTGTCTTTTACAGGTCCCCTGTCTCCGTCTGCATTGATCTCCCTGTATTCACGCTCCACGGTAAAGCTCCCTCCGCCTCTCGTAAGTGCAATCGGCGTCTGTCCGATGTAAAACACGCCGGCGCCCAGCAAGATCTCACTAGCCCCGGAGGTTTGGCCTGAGATCGTGATCTTCCACGGTTCCGTCTTTGTTGTTGCCGCCTCGTCGGTATTTTCATAGCATCCCTCAAAAGTCGCAACAAGCGTTGAGTCATTTTTTTCCTGGAAGGTAAAATTCAGGTTCTCTCTGTTGATCGCGTTGTAAACTTCGATTATTACAGGCTTTCCGTCTTTTGACTTTCCAACCCACTTCACGTCTTTGTAATCAGCCGCGTTAAGTTCTCCATTGCCCTGATATGTAATCGTAGCGTCAGGCATTTTTATCAGCTCCTTTCGTAATTTTGTGCCGTGATTTCCACAGCAATATGTGTTATATCTTTGTCTGCATCCTCTATCTCTTGGATGTTTTCAACGAAAAATGTTGGCAGAAATGTATCTTGCGGCGAATTTCTGTTGTTAAATGCAGCTTCGATCGTGTCCGCGATGTTGAATGCTTCCACTTCGGAGACATCAGTTCCATAACCGTCTGCCTTTGTCCAAATGTCTACATCAATCGTCACGTCATCCCTAGCCATGTCATATTTTCTCGTTTTATTTAATTTAAAAACCACGTGCGGATACATTGCGTCTTTGTCTGCTTTTTTGTAATAGACCTTTTGACACGCCAAAAGGAGCGTTGATTTGACCAGTTTTCTCAATCCGTTTGATGTCATGTATCCCCGCTCCCTTCATAATCCTCTTCGTTGATTAAGGCCAGTGCCTCCGCGTCATTCTCCAGAGCGGACAGGTATTTACTTTCGATCTCTGCGATGGTTGCCACGTTATCATAAACAGTGTCCCTGATCAGAGATTTTCTCGGCATTTTGGATGATCCCATTTCCTGCTCCGTACCGTACCATGATTCGTGTTTTACTCCTACCTGCAGATCGCATTCGTTCTTTCTTGCCCAGTACCCGAACGCAAGATTTTTTTTATCGGATCCCTTGTGTGGGATGATTCGATTGGTTTTTGATAGACCGCCTCCGTAAAGTTTTAGCGCCTTATCATTGATCAACCTCGTAACATACTTCCCCACGTCCCTCATGGCTGCTCTGGTGAGCTCCGTGATTGTATACTTTGCCTGGTCAACATTCGAGACATATTCCACATTTCCTTTTTTGAACCGCACAACGCTTTTAGGGAGTCCCATCAGTCTATGCCCCTTTCACACACGATCTCCAGTTCGTTTGTTGTTTTGTTCCGAAATGTCCTTAACACTTTATAGTCAAGTTCGTTTTGGGACCATAATGGCTTGAACCGCACGATTGATTCATCCTGATAATCGAGGTAATCCGCGAGCACAAACATGATCTCAGGCTTCTTACCAACTGTTGCGGCCTGGTAAAACTCGCTTTGACGCACCGAGCGTTCGTCTGCGAACACCTCTCTCACAGTTTCGATCGCCGTATGGTCTCCGTATTCATTTGACGTTACTGTCTTTTTGACGAGCTTAACCGTCGTGTCATACATCTTCTTCACCCCTTCGGTATTTTTCTGTAATGGACATGGCGTTTCTGAGCTCTCTGTAATTTCGTTCAAATTGATCGGCCTTGTCCATGTAGTTAAACTGCCACTTACAGTAAAGCTCCACGGCCTTGTCCGTCAGTTTGTCATCCACGGCCTCGCTGATTCCAACCCGGCTCATGTCGAGCCGGGCGGCATCAATGTTGTCGCGGATGTCTTCATCCAGACTATCCGTGCTTATCCTTAACTTTTTCCTGATTTCTGCAGCATTAACCATGTTACTCTCCTTGTGCCTCCAGGAAGGATGTGATCAGCTCCGCCTTCGTCCTGCCGCTGATAGCGTACCCAAGTTCTTCTGCCAGCACCCTGATCTCGGCGATCGTCAGCGCCGTCAGCTCTTCTTCGGTATAGGCGTGCTTGCTTTCAGCGTTTATGAGTTTTTTACCTTTACCACAACAAGGCTGTTAAGGTCTGCAGGCTTGCCATCCACAAGCATCACTGCCTTCTTGATCTGATCGTCAGTGTCGTGATCCTCGTAGTCCTTCACGGTGATGTCCAGATTGATGTTGCAGATATAATCTTCGAACCGGAACATGACTGCAAAGGGCGTATCAGCAGATACGCTGGTTGCGAATGCAGGCACGTGTTCCGTGAAGTTTACTTTTCTTCCGAACAGCTCATAGGAAGGCTTTCCGTCAATGCCCACATTTACTCTTGCAATGGGCTGACCCTGTAGATCCTTCATACCGAGTACCTGTCCGAAGTAGGTCTTCTTTCTCATGTACCATTCAGTACCTGCATCATACGCGTCCTCCAGAGCGCCTTCTGCTGCCAGCCAGTTTTCGTATGTCGGAGAGCTTCCCTCCGTTATCTCGACAACATGGCCGCTGACGGGAGTGGCGAGCAGGATGCCTTCCGGCTGGTTGTTCGCTCCTCCGGTGCCGTTGAACCCAGCATTCTCGATCTCCTTGATCATTGCTTCCACCACCTGCTTTACAAGGGTATCCTCAAATACTTCGAGCGTTACCGTCGCCACTGCGAGGGATACCGCTACCACGCAGCGGAGCTTGTGGTATGCGAATGTCACGTTACTCGTGGTCTTCTTCTGTTTGTCGGTGCTTCCGCGCTCAGTGGTCCAGGTTGCAACAGGCTTAACCGCGCTCGTAGGTACCACCACGCCTCCCTGGTAATAGGTCTTGGTCATCTTTGCATAGATGACTCCCACTTTTTCCATCTTTTCAATGATCTTGTTGACGACCGTTCTGGGAATCACCGCGCTGACATCCGTGGTTACGGTGTAAGCGTCCGTATTGCTCATCTTGATTGGCGTGCCCTTCAGGACAAAATTCATGAACTGGACGCGGTATTCTCTCTCGGGATCGTTTGCATCCATCATATCAGCTGCTGCTGGCGTATTGACCGGCACCCTCACCGCCCCTCTCATGGTTGCGATGTTTGCCTGCTGTCTTGCATACTCTTCGTATGCTGCATCCATGTCATTCACATACTGAACGCGCTCGTTGTACCTCTCCTGGTCGCCGTCAGTAAGTGCTGCCTCTGCCTCTGCCAGAGCGGCATTTCTCTGGGAGAGGTAATCTTCGTGGTTTTTGAATTTGAATTTCATCTTTGTCCTCCTCTTAATCTTAAAAGATTTAGCTTGTTCCTCTGTATGGAAAAGTCAGCCTCCATTGCCGTAGCTGGCTTTCGCACCGTGTTTCTAATCTTTTCCTTAACTTCTTCGTCAAGGATCTTGCAGAAGCCTCCTGCCGCGTTTCTAAGCGTCAAGGGCTTGTCCTCAAGCTTGCCGCCATCTCCGATGATCTCATCCACGAAGCCAAACTCCTTTGCCTTCGTGGCATCCATCCAGGTTTCTTTATCCATGAGTTCCAGCAGATCTTTTTCTGACAGTCCCGTCTTAATGCGATAAATATTAGAGATGGATTTGTTAGCGTTTTGGAGGACTTCCGAGGTGTGATCCATCTCGCGATAATCTCCCCAAGCGCCGCATGATACATTATGGATCATAAACTGTGCTCCTGGCGTAGCCCTTACCCTGTCACCGGCGCAGCTGATCACCG